GTTTACCTTCTACAGAATTTTTAATTCTACTTTCTAAGGTATTTTGACTACCATTAATTATCCATATATCAGCAGGATTCCAAGTATCTTTTTGACTAACACCAAACCTCGTTCTAATTAAATCAGTTATAAATTTCATAAACCCACCATTACGATTATACTCACTAGTTTTAGGTGGTTTAACTTCATTCAATAATACTTCTGATTGAGCAAAGTAACTTATTAACCATGACTCTGGAACACTACCTTTAAAAATTTTAACTAACTCTGGATAAGTTTTATCATCCTCTACAATTTTTTGCCAACTATCCCATCCAGCATTATCATTAAGTGCTCTATGAAATATAAAAGCAGATCCCTGTTCCTGTTCTGCTGTACCTGCTACTGACTTTGTTAATTTACCTGATTTTCTGAATCGTATTTTTAAAGGTACTGCATCACCAGACTGCACCTTTCCTGCATATATTTCATAAGTTCTTTCCTTTCCACCTGGCCCAGTAGTTTTACTTTCCTTTCCATAAAAAGGAGATAGTCTACTTGTAGTTATCCATTGAAAATTCTCTGCATTGACTTTTATCACAAAATTTTTCTTTGGATCTGTCCAATTATCATCACCAATTAAAGCAACAGGTTCGGGCATATTTCTAATAAAATACTCAAAATATATACTCTCAATATCCTTAAAACCCTTTTGTTTCACCCTTTTTTTAATTTGATTAGGTCTTAATGAAAACCATTCTTTTGCCATAATTTAAGTCTCCTTCATTGCTTGTTGTGCAGCTTCCCTCCGCTTCTGTTGTACTCTATCTTTACCCATTCTCTTTTGATCATTCCTTTTCTTATCTTCTTTACTTTGTGTAATCTCTTGATCCTTTAGATCTTCACGTTCTTGCCTCTCTGCTTCTCTTTCTTTCTCTGCTTCCTTACGTGCTATCTCTGCTTCACGAGCTCTTTCCTTGGCATCATCTATTCTTGATTGAACATCTGCTTGCTTTTCTTTTGCAGCAGCAACTCTATTTCTTTGTGCATCAACATTAGCTGCTCCTTTCTCTTTGAAGGAAGCAGCTTGATCTGTCTGTCTTTGCTTAAGTAGTTGTCTTCGAGTTTCTAAATCTTCAGAGAACTCATCAAACGATTTCATCGAACGTTAGCAGCATACCATTTTTCAAAGTCTTCTCTACGCTTATTACCTCTTGGTGGCATAGGAGTTCTTTCTCCTCTCACTCTTTCATACTTTCTATCTTCCTTTTCACCTTTCTCAGGATTGCGTTGGTATCCTTCTTTCCAGGCAAGTTGACTTGCGTAATCACCCCAAGCAATAAGTCTTTTTTGCTCTGCAAAAACTTCATCAATTAATGATTCACTTAAGGTTACCATAACCTTATTAGCAGCATCAAAGTCTTCTACAAGTTGTTCATCAATTAAGTATGCAACTACTGCATCAAACTTATCAATTTCTGCACCTTCCTCAAGAGTATCAAGTAATGCAAGAAGTGTTTCACCAACTACTGCCTTCTTCACTTTACCAGCAAACTTAACAGTGTCCTTAACACCAGATGCGAATCCCTTACCGAATTCCTTTACACGCTTTTCAGGTTCCTTACCTTTTGCTCTTGCAGCCTTATGGCGTTCTACTCCTTTCTTATAGGCACTACCAATCTTAGAAATAAGTCCTGCTTTCTTTTCAGGTGCCTTCTTAGCAGGTGCTGCTTTCTTAGCAACAGGTTTTGCTGCAGGTTTTGCTGCCTTTGCTTTTGCTACTGACTTCTTAACTTTCTTGACTGATGCCTTTGCAGGTTTATCATCATAAACAGTCACATCAGTTTCTTTCTTCTTATATGCAGCAGAGTATTCACCCTTACCTGCTTTCTTCTTAGCAGCATCACTAGAATCTACTGCTGCTTTTACTTTCTTATATGATGGAGCACTTGCTCTTGCCTTTCTTGCTGCTCTCTCTTCATTAACAAACTCTACGAAATCATCAAGTCCTACATCTTCAATGATTGTATCCAATTCTTCCTCTTCAATACCTTCTTCCAAGAAGTAATCAGCAGCAAAATCAATTGCTTCTTTTACATCATCTTCATCATCTTTCTTTTTCTTTTTCTTCTTGTCAAACTTACCATCTACTTCACCTTCTTCATACCCTTCTCCATCACCATCATCATCAAACCACTTCTTAGGTTTTTCATCTTCTTTTTTCTTGCCCTCATATATTGAGTAATAGGCAGATACAACTTCCTTAAGATCCATTGAACTATAAAGACACTTTCTTTTTATTTATCTCTGTTATGGTTTACCCATTCCAACAGACCAAAGTTTTTTTAACAATTCAACGATCTTCTTATAGATCCCCTTCTTCTCTGTGTTCTGAGTAGTAAACATCAAATTGACCACCTGGATATCTCTTCTCTAATTTAGTCACATTACGAGCCACAACATCCTCAAAAGATATGCCAAGTGCCATACATGCATTTGCTGCATACCATATCACATCACCTAACTCAATAATAAGATGTTCTCTATTTGCTTCATTCCAAGGCTTACCTTGGAACACCATCTTCTTAACAATCTCAAGAAACTCACCAGACTCAGCAGCAAGCCCAACGCCAGCAGTGGTAAGACGTTCAATATTGGCACCTTCTCTGTCAAGTTCACCCAGACGGTCAGCAAGATCGACAAAATTCTTAGAGGAATCCGATGTGACAGCATCCACGAAATGAGAGTACTTATCAAAATCTATAGCCATAATTTATACATTCCATTCAGCAAATTTACTTAACCTATTTTGAGTTTCAGTGAACTGTTGATTGTTCTCATCATCCTCAGTTTGATTTAGGACACTAGCGTCCTCCGCTACATCATACAGCTTCATCTTCGATCTGTCAATACCTATCATAAATTTTCTGGAATTAGTGGGATCATTGTACCTGTTTTTGAGTTGTTTAACCATGATGCGACCCTGTTGCTCAAGCTCCTCAGTGGATATAAGGGCAAACATAAGATCAGCAGTGGCAGGTAAGCCAAAAGACTCAGAAGTATCGGTAAGATCAGGATCACTACTCCCAAAACCAGAACGAGTAGTCTGTGTAGCTGAAACAATAGGTACGTTATTCTCCACAGCAAGACCCCTAAGCTCCTCTGCAATCGCTTTGACATACGTATAGGAATTAACAATCGCACCTTTGTACCTCGCACTTGCACATATATTAAGATAATCTATGAATATTATATCAGGTTTAAAGTCTTTTTTCAAGGCTAAATCTGATAAAAGTGCCTTGAAATGTCCCACATGAGCAGATGCTGTAGGATATTCTTTGATGATCAACTTACCTTGTGTCTTTCTAGAGATCTCATTGACCTTAGAATTATATAAGACCTCTGGCAACTCTGCTATATCTCTGATGTTTACGTTGAGAAGATTTGCATCAATTCGTTCAGCAATTTTCTCCTCTGCCATTTCACATGTAATGTATAGTACGTTCCGTCCTTGCAACAAGACGGAGCTAGCCACGTGGCACATGAATAAAGACTTCCCGACACCTGTACCAGCAAGTGCGATATTAAGAGTCTTATTAGGGATCCCACCTTTTGTAATATAATTAAACTTTTCCAGATCAAAGGAGATTTTTTCCTCTGTTCTGTGGTAGAAATCATATCTATCTTTTGACTGTTCAATGTAGTCGTGACCAATGTGTTCATCAAAAGAGACAGCCAAAGCTTCCTGAAGGATACTAGGGATAGCACCCTTGTCTAACTTGCTGTCTCCACCATCAGCAATCTTGATAGATTGCATTAACGCAAGATATATAGCACGATCTTGACACCACTTCTCTGTGGCATCACATAACCATTCCTTATCAACCCACTCGTCAGTATACTCTTTGATTAATGTTAGAGATTGCTGAAAAGTTTCATCATTAAGATCACTACGATTCTGTAAGTTAATGTTAAGAACTTCTTTGGTAGGAACCTTGTCATATTTGGTAGAGAAGTCTTGAATCTCCTCAAATATAATCCTTTCTTGGAGTTCAATAAAATAATCTGCCTTAATAAATGGCACTACCTTACGATAGAACTCCTCATCATATATTAAATTCCTTAGAATTGTTTCTTCAATTCTTTCAGTTGCCATAACTATATTCAGTACGTGCTGCTTCCTCTAATTTGGCCATTACTTCATCCGTGAAGTATTTTTCTGGATCACCGAGGATAGACTTAGGATAAACATTACTACCACCCACGGCGATACGGTTTCCCACCCTCTTGAATACTCCATACTTCTCACCAAGCTCCAAGAGTCCATAATACCTGTCCAATCCACGTTCGTCAAAGAATAATCTGGTAGCAACTTTAGAACCCTCCTGTGTAAATCTAGATTTTTTTGCTTCACATTTAATAATATTACCCACTAGGTCTGTTCCTTCCTTTTCCTTTGATTTGGTTAGGAATATTATAGTAGATGCTGCATACTTTAGTCCAGCACCACCTCCCATTTCTTTGGTTGGAACATAAGATCCAATCACATCATATGTGTGATTAGTAACAAGCATTGGAATACCTGCTTGTCCTAGTTTCAAGGTCAATACCCTGAATGCACCCTTAATTAACTGTGATTTGGTCATATCTCTGACCTGTTTATCATTAGAAATGTCATCCATTTCCTTTGATGTACTAAGCATACCAAGAGAATCAAGAACAAACATCAATGGTTGACGCTCCTCCTTTGGTTCCTTCATATACTTGTCAACAATCCTAGTTGCCTGAGTTCTAAACTCTTCTATGGTAGCAACAGGAAAGATAACCATGCGTGATGAATCAATCCCTCTAGACTCAATGATGTCCTTGCTGAGAGCAGACTCAGACTCAAAGTAAATAACGCCACCGTTGCTATTGTTAGCAAGAAAGTTACGTACAACGCTAAGGGCAAAGAAAGTCTTTCCTGTTGAGGATTCTCCTGCCAGTGCTGTGACTTTATTGGATGGAATACCTCCAAATAAAGAACCACTAACGACAGCGTTGAAAATATAACTCCCAGTATCAACAAAGGAGGATGTGTCTCCTGCAGCCACTCCGTCACTGACCCTACTTGCAAACTCATTCCCACTTTCTTTTATTACACTATCTAGAAAACCCATCGGTTACCTCACTTTCGTACATATTAATATAATCGTATTTTTTTGCTAATTCAAGAGCATAAAACCTTGCAGCTTCACGATCTTCAAAGACTCTTATCTGTTCTGCTTCAAGTGCTTCCACCTGTGCATCTTGGTATGTTACCGTCCAAACTGTTTTGCTCATTCAAAAAAACTCCCTAGTGTTACTTTCTTTTCGTGTGTCCATCCCACACAGTTTAGCACATTTTTCAACGGTTCCAAGAAACTCTTCTCAAACTGTAGCTGATAGTCAACATACTTGTCAAGATTCATCTCTGGTGGAATGGTACTGAAAAACGAGACACAATTCTCATGTAATGGATTTGGTGTCTTAAGATATATAAACTTTATTTTTTCCCCTTCTTGGATAAGTTGGTACTTGTGTTGGAGTTTATTTTTCCTAACGAAGTCGTTATAGAGGAGGGCTCCCCGAACGTGGATGGGTGTCCCTTTACTATAGATGTCAGTTCTGTGCTTGTATTTTTCAAGGTTGTTAACTCCTCTGGGGAATGCAACTCCTTCTTGTCCTTGCTCTCGTGTCTCTGCTCTGACCGCATTGATAAAAGAGATAAGCTCATCATTTG